GAACCAGAATCCATACGGCGACTAGGTGACTCCCGAAGAACAAGTAAAGAGAACAAGAAGCTTCTAACCTCTGTCGAGCGCGGAGATTTCTCAGCTGAAAAACTGAAAGAAATGGGAGTAAGAGATGTAAGAGCTCAGGCTAAAGCTTATTTTAAGTTAGAGCATAATAAGCCTAAGTTTGAACCAGTAGACAAAGCACATATAGAGCATAGAGTAAAAACGACTCTCGAAGGGAAAAATAGAGATGTTGAGGATTTGGGCTATCGAAGAATAGAAGGAATAGTAAGCTCCTACGAAAAAAAAATAGCCCAAGGCAAATACGACGCCTTTAGTCCTGACGCCCCAGATCTAGTTGGGTATCGCGCGCACTCAACTAGTGATCAAGGTCTGGAGGCCATTCTTGCAACAAAGAGACTCTTGCCTGGAAGTACAAATGTTCAGCATGCAGATGGAGTAGGAGTCTATGCGAGCATGCTGAAGAGTGGTCGTGCAGATCTGAGGGCAGCACCAGCGACTTCTGGGGGTTATGGGAAAAACACCTTTTTCATTAAAAACACGAAAAATTCAGACGCAGTATTTTCTCCCGCCTACGGAGATAGTGGGCATGAAATAACTAGAAACCAATCTCTAGAGCTATTTGGTGTTAGGAATATCAGCGGAAACGCTCCGAGTAGAATGGGGAAGCAAGCCCCATTAAGCGCTCAAATACATACAGACGCTAGCATAATACGACAAAAAAATGCTTCATTTTCAGCGACAAAGAGTTCATACGAAAAGAGCCTTTCAAGACTTGAAGGGGGTGGAGATAGTAGTTGGAGTTCGATGGACAATTTCATCAGCTCATCCAACAATTATCAAAAAGCACTAGAGGAGATACAACCAAGATCAACTACTGAAGCATTCAGAAATTATTTCAAAAGTACTCCAACAGTCGACCTGTCTACGGTTAATAGGAATAAATACTTTGTAGTTGATGACGTAGTTGCTCACGATTATAACCCTAATCACATGGGCCGCCCCACCAAGTTGGTCAAAGAAGAGCATGGTGCTTCTTTGGCCTTCAGCAATGCAGAGGCTCTCGGATTTTCCGATCCTGCTAAGCGTGGAGTTATGGAGAGTGTCTTCGGCTTAGCCAAAGACATAGAGGCGATGGGTGGTCAGCTCCACATCAAGGGAGGTGTAGCAAGAAACAGACTAGTAGGGAAGATTAGGCCAGAGTGGGCAAAGGAATCTAAAGACATAGACCTGCTTGTCACAGGTGGTATCCCAACAGATAAAATTTATGGAGCAATGGAGGGCCGACAGGCATTTTTCGATGTTGAAACAACCTCAACACTCGAACACTTTTTCCCAACAACAGACTCTTCCCTAAACCAAGCGGTTATAAGAGTCGGCGGAGATGGCTCAGAGAATCTGATCTTCACAAAGGGTGCAGCAGAAGATATCCTCGCGGGTAGACAAAGATATCTTGATAATTCTGACTCAGGGAGAGCCTCTCAGAGAATAGCTAAAAGAGAATCGGATTTCCCCGGATTAACAACCACTCGTGGTGAAATCCCAGGAATGAATGAGCCGTATAAGATTATTCATGGCTTTGATGATGCTTACAATACTATTGAGGGATTCCCTCACTCAGGTATTGCCGGAACCACCAGACCCAAGAATACTGCGTTTGCTTCTCCATGGCAAGGTGCTGCAAATGACATAAAGCGCACTCTTGGAATAATGAACCAGTCATCAATAGCTAGAGGCACAGGAGCTAATGATGGTATCTCTAAGAGAGAGAGTGATGACAGGCAAGTAGCCCAAATAGGTATTCGCTCATATGCAGTAGAGGACGCAGACACTGTTAAGCTAATGCTCCAGGGCGGAGGAGAGATGAGTCTTCGTCTGGCAGGCATAGACGCGCCAGAAACAACTCACGAAGGATTCGCTTATAACCCTCTACAAGATCAACCATATGGCCAAGAAGCCACGAGTAGACTAGAAGAGCTAATGGCAGCACAGGGAGACATGAAAGTTCTCTTCTCCCCTGATAGTTCTCAAACTTATGGACGTACTGCCGGCCTAATAGTCGCTGAAGATGGTACTAACGTAAACCTAGAACTAGTAAGAGCAGGAGCAGCAGCTGCACTACCTTATGGGCCTTCTAGTGACAGAATATATAGTACAGGAGAGTTTACTAAAGCCCAAGCCCAAGCCCAAGAATCAGGGGAAGGGATGTGGGGGATGGGCGAATGGCAAGCAGCACAGAATGCCATGGGCACCAAGAGAAGGATGACGCACAATACTCTCTCAGACCCACAAGACATCTATCAGAACTTTAGAGCAGCAGCAGTACTACATAGGATGAGGAATCCAGATGCTTCTCTATCAGGAATGATGGCGGCAGGTGGTAAGGATGACTTCAACATTCACGAAGGATTAAACCATGGTTGGGCCAATGCTAATCGTAGGGCTGACATAGGAGACTTCGGCTCAGGCTATGTCATTGACAAGGTAGTGAAGAGGCCTGCAAGAAGCTTTGCTGTTAAGGCAAAGCTAATGAATGCTAATAACAATGCAAGGTCTTATGTTAAGAGCATGTTCGACAACGAAAATCATATAGGACATCATAGGAGTTAATTATGGCAGGCAATTTAGTTCAGGGATTAAAGAGCTTCTTCGAATTCGGAACGAGAAATGGAATAAAGGTTAAGAATGCGGTCATGACGGGGGCCATAGACCCCATCGTTGACTCAGGCAAGGCCCTAAGAGCATCCCGTCCTAATACGGCGGCAGACATTGCTGGTGGTGGTCCTACAGCAGTAAAGAGCACGATTAGAGACGCCAGAGATCACATGAAAGGCGCTAGAGCCGAAAGAAAAGCAGTGGGTGAAAGAAATACTCTCGCTGGCCTTAAGAAGGGAGATGAGGGTTTTGAGAAGGGCCCTGGATACTTTGATGGTCTTCCAGATGCAGCTTTAGAGCGAGCTGGTTCTGCCGCAGATTATTTTATGGGAACCGACTTGCTCGAAAAGGGGTATGGCAACTGGTCATATGCTGGTGGAGCCTTAAGAGCCGGCGTTGCATATGGTGCTGCTGACTTCCTAAACCCCTTTAGTCCAGGATGGAATGATTAATGCTGACGGGAGCCCATCAGAGAGCGATAGCAGCCGGAGCAGGTAAAGCTGCTTTTGGCTTTGCGGGAGGGCTCCTTGGCTTTGGAAGGCACTTTAACAATAGGACCATACCAACTATGGCAGGCAGAGACGTAGGCTCTGTCATGAACATGGGCATCCGTGCAGTAGCTTCTGGTGCTGCAATGATGATTCCCTTTGCCGGTAGCCTATTAGCAAATGGACTAAGTGCTGGTTTTGCTGGTGGTGGTGGCTATGGGAAGTGGGCTAGCGAGGAGAGGGGCTTAGAGCTACAAAGAAGGCAGTTGGCTGATGCTGGCAGGGTCAGCTTGGACAGAAATGTAGGAGACGTAGGGGGCTATAAAAAGCAGCAATCTAACTACAGAAAAGGCCTGAGGTGGGCAGACCCGGCCCACAACCAACGCGCATTCGGGAACAGAAGCAGCCTGGGCCACCTCAATAAGATGGGCAGAAACATGCTCTTCATGGGCCCTCTAAGTCCTACGTCTATCGGCATTAACTCTCTAATCGCTGGCGTCTCCTCTGGTGATGATGTATTTGACCCTCGCGATGGTGTGGCTCATCACTTTGCTGCTGGTGTCACTGGCGAATTAGGGGCTATGGGTGGGATGGGCGTTGGTGCAGCCTTAGCCAAGAGAATGGTCCCCTCAGGCACACTAGGTGTTGCAATAGGAGCTGGCACTGGAATGATGCTTGGCGCCATGGCTGGTATGGGGCTGGTTGACAAGGTAAATGATATTAGTGCATTTGGCACTAAGCATGGAAGGATGGCCATAACTAGAAAGAGTACATTTCAAGATTCAGAAGCGGCTCTTACCATGAGGCAGAGAGCAATGGAGTCCATCAATAGAAGCCAATTTGCAGTGAGATCCTCATTGGGTCAAGAAAGTGCTGCCTTTCACAGCTAGAGGAGAAACCAATGAATAAATTTGCCACATCTAAATTTGCCTTTTGGCTTACCTATGTGTTCAGCCGAGTATTGAACTTTATAGTCAACCTCACTGGCAAGTATAATTCTTCTCCAAAGGCTTCAGCACATATTTTTGATGCCAGAGAAAGGCTAAGGAATTTGACTTATAAGGAGGACCGAATATTTGGCGTAAAGTCAAATTGGATGAGACCTCCTGAATATGTTGAGTACAAGCTAAAGAAGGGTCTTTTGCCTGACACTGATTGTGATGAATTTGCTATGTTCGCTTGCAGAATTCTAGAAGGTACTTACAACACATTTAATCCCAGAGTTTTAACTATTAGGTGGGTTTCTAAAGGCAAAGTGGAAGGCCACAACACCTGCGTATTCGAGTATAAGGATGTAAACGGTTTAACCAAGTTGGGCACTTTATGCAATTGGGGCTTAAATAAAGGCTTCTATAATCTCGATGAAGTCAGTAAGTTCTTTGCATCTGCTAAATTTGGAAAAGTAAAGGCATATTGTGAAGTTTCTGATACTCTAAGGTTAATTAAATATGTCAAAGTCGCTTGAGCAAGAAATAAAAGAGATTGAAAACAGAAGAAAGGAGAGAGCCCTAAGAAAAGGCTCCACGAGCCTTATAGAATTGCCCTCTTCAATCAAGTTTACGCAATCTGTTAAAAAAGCAGGAAATGCACCCCAAACCTATAAAGAAGCTAAGGATCTTTACAATACAAAAGAGTATAATGAGTGGAGACAAATCATATTTCTGAGAGATGGGCATCAGTGCCAGCTCTGTGGTAAAGTAGGTGGAGCATTAGAGGTTCATCATATTCGTCCGAAGAAAAACTTCCCTCATTTAACCCTAGAATCAACAAATGGGGTTGTTCTCTGTCAGCTTTGCCACCAAACAAGAGTAACCAATTATGAAGCTAGGTTTTTCTTCATTTTCGATAAAGTAGTCAAATGGAATACAAGGAGTAGATAATGCCAGGTTTTAACCAAATGAATGGAGCCTACAATGAGCAAGAGGGCATTGGCTGGGGCACAATTGCTGGCTATGGACTAGCAGCTCTAGGTATTGCTGGCGGCATGAGAATGGCTAGCAGAAGTGCTGGTAGAGCCATCGGTGCAGCCAGTGACGCTATTAAGGCTGGGATTAAGGCGGGATCAGCGGGAGGCAAGGCGGCCAATGGCACCTTATCTGGCGCACTAAGACGTGGCTCTGGAGCTGCTGAGGGTGGCTATTATGGAATTGGAAGGCTAAGCGGCCAACCAACATCAAGGCTTTCTGCCAGAGGCAGTCGGGCTAGCCGCAGAGGAGCAACGGCAGGCATAGCCGCAGTCAGAGACGGAAGGGTAGCGAATGCTGCGAAGGGCGGCAAGCCCGTCGAAAGTATGGCCCAAAGATTAAAGACAATGGAGCATCATCAACCTGTCGCTGGTTATGGGACATTGGGGCAAAGAGCCCAGATTGGCAAAGAGATGGGTAGTGTAGCGAGAATGAATGAAGAGGCATCTGGCACTATTGGAAACCTTCAGAGAAATTCGTTAGATTGGATGGAAGATGATGCAACACTTGCTTGGACTACCGCATTTAGAGATGAAGTATTAGCTAGATTTTCTCCAAAAAAAAGAATGGACATGCTGATCAATGGTCCAAGAAACCATTATCGAGGCATGCGCAGACCTCAAGGCGAGGCTATCTTAGAGAGAAGAGCGGCAGAAAGAGCAAGAAGAGGCTCGCCACTTGAAAAGAATTTTTTGAATGGGACTGGGCCCGCTATAGACTCTGCTGGCACTAGAAGAGCGGCAGAAAGAGCTCGATGGCCGTCACTTGAAGAGAATTTGTGGAACTTCTAAATAATTTATGCAAAATCTTCACCCAGCATGCATAGAGTGTAGAAAGGTCAATGTCGCCAAGAAGGACATAATTGATAAGGCCACCAAGAGAGTTGTAAGACGCAAAGGTGAGTTTGCTATCAATTGTTCTGGCATACTATTAGATCCAGAAGAAGCACTTGTTCAAATCACTCCTAGAAAGATCATAGAGATCATGGGAGAGGACGAGATAAGGTCTATGGCTCGCCTTAAGGACCCTATGCTCTGGGCGACAGATAACTTGATGATAACAGACCCAGATACTCAGAAGAAGATGCCCTGGACAACCCAAGAAGCTACTGATGAAAACATAGAGCTATACAACTTAGATCCCATGTCTAAATGGTATCAAGAGATTATGACTAGGTGTACTGCTACTAGACAGGTGTTCAGAATTGGTAGGCGTAGCGGAAAAACTTGGACAATAGTAGCCAGAATACTGCACAAGATGTTCACGGAGCCCAACTTCAGTGTCATAGCAATAGCCCCCAACCTAGCTCAAGTAGACATCCTATTTGAAGCCGCAGAAGACTTCATCCATACATCCCCCACCCTAAAGCATACAAATTTCAGATCCAAGAAGTCCCCTCCCAGAGAATTAGAATTGCCCAATGGCTCTCAAATGAGAGGATTCATTGCTGGTTCTGATATGGTCCGTGGGCAGTCTGCCAAGCTGATAGTGATAGACGAGGCTGACCATGTGAAGGCTTCAGATTTCTCTGCTGTTATGGCAATCCTTTCAGAATTTACAGACAGTATACTGTTGGCTGCATCAACTCCATCAGGCGCTCACTCTAAGTTTTATGATTGGAATCACGACCCTCAGTTTAGAGCATTCCATTTCCCCTCTATGTGTCGTCCTAAGTGGACCCAAGACATGGAGTTTGAGCAGAGAAAGGAGAACCCTGGAGCTAAATATGATAGAGAGGTGTTGGCGAATTTCACCGAAATTGCAGAAGGTGTATTCCAACTCGATGATATTGATGAGGCGCTAGAAAGATGTGGCAACTATGTCTACGGAGACCATAAAAGACAAGACGACTGGATTTATACATTTGGAGTTGACTGGAACCCAGTAAACGGAACAGAAGTATATGTTACTGGAATAGATCCAGATGACGGCTTCATGAGGCCTGTTGAGAAGTCCATAGTCTTTCGAGAAGGCGCAACCCAGATTGACTCAATGAGTGAGATCATAAGACTCAATAGAAAGTGGATTCCCTCTAAGATTAATGCAGATATAGGCGCAGGTGCCACCCAAGTACAACTATTGAAGGAGTTTGGCAAAAGATCACCTAGAGGATCGGTCGATTCGAACCTAGAACACATAATTGAGGCAATAGACTTTGGTTCTAAGATAGAGATTAATGACCCTTCGACAAACCTCATGACCAAGACCTATGCTAAGCCTGCAATAGTAGAAGCGGCCATTAGATTCTTTGAGGCAGGAGTAATCGGGCTTTCTAAGTCAGATCCAGAACTAGAAAAGCAACTAAGAGGCTTTATAGTTAAGAAGATCAACGGCAATAGACCTGTTTATGGAATGGTTACGGAAGACCTTCAAGACCATGCTTTGGATGCCTTCGTATTGAGCCTATTTGCATTTACTATGGAGTTAACTCCATTTGGTCATCCAGAGGTTGTTGGAAGAGTTGGGTTCATTAACGACTTTGGCGGAAAAGCCCCTCAGAAAGCCAAGTCTCGCTCATTTGTAACAAGCAACCTTAAATCACCAGTTGAAGGACATATGACTAATGAGCATAATAGTGTGCATAGTTCTTCTTTTGTGAGAGAATGGTGGAACCAAACAAAAGAGAAAGCTGACTCTGGCAATCGTCCATCTAGGGCCCCAATTTCAAGAAAAGGTATTAAAAACAGACATGATTAACATTTATCAAATTACTGACTCTTCATTTCAAGCAATATCTGCTGGGACATTTGATGACCCCGTAAGTATGCAGATAACTCCTGCTGGAAGAGCTTTCGTAAAGAAGCTCTTCATTAGAAATGATGACTCAAACTTCTGGTATGAAGATATTGAGGTAAAGCCGGTAACAATTGTTGGAGGAGACATCTCTAATGGCAGTGTTTCCATCAAGCTTATCAGTGGAGACTCTAAGCCCAAGGAATCTCAGTGGGCAGCCGCGCCCACCAACTCCCTTTCTATTCTTTCTTCCCCTGTTGAAGGAGTTAACAGAACCACAAGAATCCCAGAACTAGGAACAGCAGATGGACCAGACATAAAGTACTATCCATTCTGGATTAGAGTAGAAGGAACTAAAGCACTTCCAATCGGACCAGCAAGATTCTCCCTCTCTATTACATATACAGAGAATACTATCTAATGGCTATTACACTATTTGATTTAGAAATTTCGGTAGCCTCTCCCGTTCCATTTGATGGAATATCAAGGGAAGAGAAGCGGAATATACTGAGAAAGCCTGATATGGCATCTACTAAGCCTAAGGAAGCTGGCTCTCTAATAAGAGCAGAAGTAGCCCCAGTAGAAAGTCCAGTTGATGAGTTAACCCTAGAGGAGATAGGTGAGGGCTACAAGGAGCTTATAGCCAGGACAAACAACTTCTTAGGGCTATTAGAAGAAAGGGTGGGAGAGCACACTCGATATATCGATCAAGATCTGGAACCAGCCCTAGCAACGACAGTGGCATCTTTATACCAAGGCGTAAGCGACAAGATCACCTTCTCGATGTACCTATCTGCATTAAGACTTGAAAAGAACATCTCGGTAGCAATAGCGGAGGCTCAAGTTGGCAATCTCAGATAAAGTAATGAGCCTTCTCACAAGAAGTCCTGGCACTGTGGCTCTAGAGCAATTTGGAAAGCTATATTACAGATTATATCCATATCTGATTATAGACTTTGCTCACAAAGAAGACGTCAGGCTGGCTACGGCAACAATCTACTCAGAGCTACAACAAATCAAGCTTTTGCTTCAGACTCACGTTCATCCTGTAAGCCCTGCCACAGCCCCAGGGCTGCCACAGGTAGCAGCCCCCACCATAACCCCAGTACCACCAGCCAGCCCCTCTGTAGTGGCCACAGAGGCCATTGCAGCATCGTTTGTATTGCCAGGACTAGTACCTCAGCCATTATCTGGAGAAATATCACTACAACCGTCAAGATTCCCCATTGGAGGGCCTCTTGACGCAATTGCTATTCCTCCAATTAATCCCCTAGACCCAACTGAGCTAATACTATGAATGTTGCCTTAGCTTTAGACACAAAGGCTCGCCTCAGAGTAGTTATAGATGCTTATGAGGCCTTCCTCTACAAAGAGATCAGAAATGCAGGACCTAAGGCAATTGTATCTACCGAAGCCCTAAACGCTAGAGATGCTGTAAGAACTGTCGGCATGTCAGAGGTGTCCGTAAAGCGCGTAGACAAGATTGTCACACAAAATAAAACAGCAACAGAAGCTCAGGCAGGAGGAATAGTCAGTCAATCACAAGCTCTCTCTGTAAATGGAATCAGCGGCATTAGTGGCATAGGTCCTACGACTTATCCTGGGCCTCCAAGAACCCCTTCAGATTCCTTATTTAGAAACCTAAAGGACTGCATACCTTGCAACCACCTTTGGGAGTGGCCAGATTTTGACTGGGATAGATTAAAAGACATTCTCAAGTTGGACCTAGAGACTAGGTTCTCTTGGCTACTAGACTGGGAAAAACTGCTAGATGAGAACTTTGTCTTAGAAGGACTATGTAGCATCTTGGCTCTTTTTAAGGGAATATGCCCTCAAGACTTGGCTGCATTGATTACACTACTAATCGCTTACATTTCAAACCTGATTGCTGGGCTTAAGTTTAACTTTGAGGGTATTCTAAAGGATATTCTAGGAATGATCCTAAAGCCCTACATTGAAGGCTTAGAGGACTTTCTAACTGCTTACATCCAATTCATCATAAGCCAAATCAATTGTGTACTCAATGCATTGCAGGTTTCAGCAGAAGCCATCAGAGACGCAAATATTAGCAATGATCTAGGTCCTGATGCGATTAAGTTCAATGTTGACATCTTTGGAGAAAAGACAAAAGATGACGCTCAAAATGTAGTTGATGGGATTAAGTACACCCAAAACTTCTTAGCTCATAAGCCAAGAGAGGCCATTAAGGCTTTGGTCATAGACGTCCCCGCTTGGTTGATAAGCAAAATCAAGATAGCGACAAGCGTTGTAGAGAAGTGGGTTAAAGATCTGCAAGATACAGTCATAGAATTCTTAGGTGGAGAATGGCTAGTCACTCGCAACAATATCGGACTACTGCAAACCAAAAGAGCCATCTCTACAATCATTCAGATTATGAGAATTGTCATGGACTTGGGCGCAGGAAAAGAACTTTGTAGTGAAGACAATATAAAGAAAGTGATTGATATCCTGAACGATAGGAATCCAGATGTTATAGTAATAGAGGATCTTGGCCAGCCTTCGCCATCGGGAAGCAATCCATTCACGCCACCTGGGAGCGAAACTCCTTCAACAGGCAGCGGGGGAAGCGCCCCAAATGGGAATGAAGGCGGCAGAAGCTCTAATCAACAGAATAATCAATCCTCTAATGCTCCGACCTCTGCCACCAGAAACATAAGCTTCTCTATTCATAAATGCTTAAAAGATGACGGTAGTGTAGCTAGGGAGATGATGAGTAGGTGGGAGAGTGAGCTATCATGACCAATAAGGACATAAGCATAGAGGACATCGCCTTTTCTGAATCCTTCCTTGAAAACAAGGTTAGAGACTCAGAAGATAAGAAAAAGAGCCATGTGGTGTTAATCCAGTCCCAGCTAGGCTCTGAGAAGAGAACTTCCAAGACCTATGTAAGGCCTTCATCTACCAGGGGGAAGGATGATGCCGGATTCGTAGACTTTGAATACCCTCTCTTGGATATAAGTGCAGCAGAGGACACGGAAACCTATGTCTTCCAAGCTCTACTGAAGAAGCAAGCTCTTGCTATCAAAGAAGGGTTTAGTTTCGTTGGCGAAAACGTAGACACTATAAAGTACGTTAAAGAACGGTTGCAGCAACTAGAGGTTGCCCAGGATCAGACCTTTAGCAACTTTATAGAAGAGATAATGTCTGAACTCTTTAAGTACCATGCTGTTTGTATAGTGAAATCCAGAAATGCTAAAAACTCAGGTGGAAACACCCGGAAGGTAGGCGACGGGAAATACCTAGAGCCTGTTGCTGCATACTTTGTGATCTCTATCAACACAATGAAGGTAAAGGTGGGTGGGGGTAATAGAATTACCCACTTCAAGCATTCTATGCCAGATGGCAGAGAGAAGATCTTTAAGGCTGAGGACGTGATCTATATCACGATCAATAAGCGGCCTCACTTCCTTGCACCCACTCCTCCTTGGCATCCAGCACTAGAGGATATTGAAGCCCTACGTCGCATTGAAGAGAGTGTAGAAAACTTAGTTTATCAGCACATACATCCCCTATTTGTGTACAAGGTTGGCACAGAAAAGGAGCCAGTCCAGAAGTACGAAGATGGCTCAACTGAGATTGACTATGTGAAGTTCCGAGTGGACAGAATGCCATCAAGTGGAATGGTAGTTGTCCCCTATAGACACGACATAGAAGTACTAGGCTCTGAGAGCCAAGCATTAAGAGTCGAGCCATACCTAGACCACTTCAAGAAGAGGGTAGTCACTGGCACAGGAATGTCATCCCTAGACTTTGGTGATGGAGAAATGGCAAACCGCTCAACCTCCGATTCTCTCTCCAGGCTAGGCATTGGTAATGTAAAGTTCTACCAGAACATAGTTGCTGACAGACTTAATTTCTACATGATTAGAGAGCTTCTACTGGAAGGCAAATTCGGCTTCAACCCTTTAGTAGAGGAACACAATGTCAAGTTCTCCTTCAAAGAGGTGGATACAACTACTCAGATTACTGTGCAGAATCACTTCTCCCTACTTTATGAAGCCGGAATGATGACCTTAACTGAAGCTCGCAATGCATCTGGATATCAGGCCCTAAGAGATGATCAGAATGAGGATATCAAAGAGAACCCCGCCCTCATTACCGCAAGGGCCGCAGAGAAGTCTGCGAGCATCAGAGCAGCAGCGCCAGATGCTTCATCCCCAATAGGCTCAGGAGGATCTGCTCGCGCGCGCCAACAGCCAAGTAACCAGCATGGCACTCTCTTAGGCCCCACAAAAGCCCGGTCCTCACAAGAGAAGGATAGAGTTACAGCAAGAGAAGCTTTCCAAGCCCTCTCCCATGATCTAAGCAGATATAACCCAAACAACATAGAGCTATCCTTTGTGAGACAGCTATTCCTTTCAGTAGAATCAAAGATACTAAACCACATTAACTCAGTAGTTGAAGATGCCTCTATAGAAGCTCTAAGAGGCTTTGAATTCAACAAAGCAACTTCTGATGCAATAAAGAATGGAGAGAAGCTAGCAAAGGCCAAAGCAAGAGAAGACGTAAGAAGATTGATATCAGAAGGATCTGCAAGATCAATGTCTAAAATCTCACTGGGAAGACCAATAAGAGATACCTTAGACGTAATGGAATACAGAATATCCTCTATCATGAATTCGGTATCTGCTTTTGCATACAACACTTCCAGAGTAAGAGTAATGAAGGCAATTGGGATAAAGAAGGGAGTAATCAGCTCTGACCCTAATGGTCAGCACTATTCAAAATTCAATGGTTTGGTTATTGACCTTTTATCTATTGAAGATGACCAGTTGCCCCCTTTCCATTCCAATTGCAGATGTGAAATAAATCCATTTACGGAGTAAAGATGAGTAAAACCACAAGTGGATGGAAGCAAAATATCCCACTAGAGGACTTCATTGTAGGAGGAGAACATAATATCCCCCTAGAAAGGTCTTCTACGACATCAGATAAAAAGGTTTCCAAAATCGCAGCCATTGTAAAGATGACATTCGCGGGAGCCGTAACTGGGAATGCAGCGATCTATCTTCCAGATGAGATGTACAACGGTACTAGATCCTGGACCATTCCTTATGAGCGGCCCATTCAAGTCCATCACAAAGATCTGGTAGACCCAATCGGAAGAGTAAAAGACGCAAGATATGTAGACACGTCTGTAGACGCTATTAGCAAGTTCCCAAAACTGGCACAAGCAATGGCTGTTTTTCACAACCCTCGCTCAACAACTTTAGCTAGACTAAAAACAGTAGCCATATTCCAAGAAGCAGATGCTGCTATTGAGAATTTTGAGGGCGTAGGACGCATTGATGGATTGTGGGATGTTTCTGATGCCGATGCAGTCCAGAAGATAATCGACAAGCGCTATTTAACTGTCTCTACTGCATTCACTCCAAAAGGAGCTTACTGCTCACAGTGTGCCAGGGAGGACATGATTACTGACTGGCGGAAAGATGAGTGTGAGCACGAAAGAGGCCAATATTACGATGGCCTAAAATGTCTAGCAGTACCATTCGGGTTCAACTATGACGAAGTCTCACCAGTTAACACTCCAGCAGCTAGAAATGCCACAATCATGGAGATTGGAGAGAACTTAAGCTTTTCTGATTCAGTCGCTAAAAGTTCTGTACTAAAAAGACCAAGCATTGATATAATTGATTTTGTAGCACTAGAGGAAGACTCTTCTGTAAGGTTTTCAGATAGTAAAACTTGCAAGTTCCCAACAAGTTTTAAAGATTTCTACAATGAAACAAATCCTGAAAAACAAACTAGTGTAATTGAAACTAATACAAAGGGGAAACCCGAGGAATCAAAGATGAATAAATTATCACGTCTTTTGAAAGACGCTGCTGCTTTAGAAAAGAAGATGGCAGAGTTCCTTCCAGAAGGTTATGTAAAGACTTCTGATGAAGACCTGGCCAAGCTAGAGGAAGCTGACTTTGTTGGCCCAGATCGGACCCTAAAGGTTACTGATATGGTCGAAGCTGACGCAGTGAAGGCTCTCCTAGAATCTTGCGAAGATTGCGACCTTAAGGGCGCTCTTTTAGAGTCACTAGGTTCCAAGGTTACTCAGCTAACCCCTAAGGAAGAAGATTCTTCTGCCCCAGTAGAAGCTGAGGTTCCTGAGTCTAATGAGCAAGGGGAGAAGGACAATAGCCCTTCAGAGGAAGCCCCAGAGGTGGACCTGAGCAAGACTGTTGCTGAGCTTACAGAGAAGCTACGAGATAGTACTGAGAGAGTTGAGGAACTAGAGCTTGAGAAGAGCCTCCTGAAGAAGAGAATGGATGATGTCCAGAAGGACTATCGTTCACAGGTCTCTTTGAATGAGGCCATGACCAAGAAGCTGCGAGACAACCTCGTAGAGAAGCTGTTGGACTCCAAGGCTTCTAGAGGGCTAAAGTTTCAGGACCGTAAGGCCGAAACCGCCAAGTACCAGGACCGCTCACTAAGCTCCATTGAAGACTCGATTAAGGAGATTTCTGATCTACCCACTCCTAGTCTAGGAACTAGTGGAGTCCAGGTGACCAGAGAGACCCCTCCTTCAGAAAGAGACAGTGATGAGTCTGTAGATATTTCAAAATATACCAACATCTATGAGAGATTCTTAGATGTTAGATACTCGCAGGGCGAGTCTGCTGCAAAGCAATTCCTAAACGAACAAAAGAGCCAGGGCTTCATTCCTGACTCGGTCAAATTTTAAGGAGACCCAGGAATGAGTTACAACCCATCAGCAAGACGTTACGCCAAAGGCCTAGGTGTAGCACCCCCCAACCCACGTTTTAGTGAGTCTGAGCGCCCTTTCCTAAATACTACAATCGCCCCTTACTTGCCACTAGGCATGGAGCAGGAGCGCTTTGATGAGTATCAGGTTATTCAGACTGGCAAGGTAGTTGCCCTAGACCAGATGGGCTTTCTAGTTCCTGCTGGTCTTCGGATCCAGGCAAGAGTCCTCCAGAATGCAATGCTAGCCGTTGCTGCCGGTGGTGGTAATATTAACGCTTCTGCTGCCAACGGAGCCCTATCCACCTTAACCCGATATACTCAGGTGGACGTAGACAATGCTGTAGTAAACTCTCGTGGCCAGCTAGCTCGCTTGGGTGAGCCAGTTGTCCATTCATTCATTCAGCTACAGGGAGTCTACCTAGCCCAGTACAACGCAGCAGTTGCTAACACCTCTACTGCCATTGTGATCGGAAATGGCAATACTGTTACTCTAGCTCATGACGTGGGCAACCACATTGGCTTTCAGACTGCTGCCGCCTTCCGCACCTCTTCTGATGCCATGTCTCGTGATGCTGATGAGTTCCGTGCTGCCGCAACTGGCGCTGACGCTCGTCGGTCACTAGATGCCACTCAGAACCGCCAGGAAAGCTGGGAGCTAGGACTACAGAACTTTACCGTTCTAGTAGCTGCTCAGACCTTCATGTATCCAGTTGTCCCCAACAGAAGCTCAATCCTTTTCACAGGACAGGCTGTAGCCATTGGTGCTGCCATGACCTCTTTCCCTCTCGGGTCAAAGGTCACTTACAATGCCGACTCTGATATCGTCCCTGCAAATGGCACGACTCTAGCTTGGGCTCTAACCACTGTTGATGATGCCGATGCTGATAACATTACTGTCAACGGCGCCCTAAATGCTCTAGCAGTGACAGAAGCCATTGTTGGCCAGGTAATTCGCCGTGATAGTCTGGCTTCTCAGCCAGTGAAGGCCTTCCTAAATAAGGTCTCTAGTCGCTGGCCCGCCAACGTCCCAGGCTTCCTCCCCCTTGATCGCATGCCCGGCTCAGCAACTGAAGGCCTGAACTATAACACATACATTTCTGGAACTACTCTTGGTGAGATCCAGATTTCTCCCCTAATGAGATAAGGAGCTTACAATAATGGCAAGCGGAAAGAAGTGGAATTTTAAGGATTTCAGAGAAGCTGACGATAAGGCCAAGGCTGGCCGTAAGTTCAAGGACTTCTTATATGCATGCAAGAACAATGGCGTATTCGCTGATGGTGAGAAGCTAGACTTCAAAGACGCCATCACAATGAACGACTACCCCCTATTCTTGCCCAAGGTTATCAACATGAGCGTACAAGAGGCTATTGAGCCCATGCTTGTTGTAACCAAGTTTCTACAGACTCTTCCCTTCGTACAGGGGATGCAGGTAGACATGCCTGTTGTAATGGGAGCTGCTAGTGGCGAGTATGAAGTAGGCGAAGAGGAAAGTTACCCAACCTTCCGCGTTGCCTACGGCCCAGGGACTGCAATCAGCAGCATCGGAAAGCAGGGTCTACAGGTTTCTTTCACTGAAGAAGCCATCAAGTACCTAACCTTCCCCATTGTTGATACCTACATGTCTCAGGCTGCAAAGGCTTTGGCCCGCTACAAGGAAGAGAAGGTCTTCCACATGCTCTACAAGATTGCAGAACCTAGCCACGACAATGACTCACCTCAGAACTCTGCCCATGGCACAACTTCTGGTCGTGATATGACTGGTGCCCAGAACGGTACTATCACCATGGAAGACATCTTTGAGATGTGGGTTACCCTACAGCACAACGGTTTCACTCCTGATGTCATGTTCGTTCACCCCTTGACTTGGTTGACTTTCATCCAGGACCCCTACCTACGCCACTTTGCCCAGACTACTAATAGTCCTTGGTTCGGTGGTCAGTGGACAGGAAGTCCTTCAAAGAACGATTACCAGTCGATGCAGGGTGGACAGGGTATTCCTGGTCAGGCTCGCAGAGGCCACTCAACCTATGCCGTAGGTAATGATGGTGATGGCAATCCTCTTCCAAGTGGTCCAGATGATTACAGCCAGAACCTAAATGTTGCTCCTGTGCTTCCCGGCTACCTTGGTATCCCAATGCGCATTGTCGTAAGTCCTTTCGTGCCTTACAACGCCGTAGACAACACCACTACAATTCTAATGGCTGACTCTAACGAGCTTGGCTTCATGCTTGTAGAGGAAGGCCTTGGGGTTAAGGAGTGGACTTCTCCTGAGAATGATATCTTGCATATCCGCCTCAAGGAGCGTTATTCGATCCGCCCCAAGAACCGTGGTATGGGCCTCGTAGTTGCTAAGAATGTTCACATCGGAAGCAACCAGATCATGCTCCCCGCCCAGTCAATCATCAATGTCGCTGGCAGCATTGATCCTCTAGTTAGAGACGTAGCGATCTAACCAACCCCACCCTAGAAGGCCCTTCGGGGCCTTTTCTTTTTGGAGAAGAAAATGCCACAATTAGATCTTTCGCCCGAAGGCCTGAGCGCCTCTAGAACAGTGGTCCAGACGGGCCATGGTCTGGCCGAATTCGATTTTGTTTATGTCAACGGAGATGCAGAGTATGTAAAGGCTCTTGCTGACGCAGTTGAGACCGCCGAAGTAGTCGGTTGGGTCCAGAAGACTCATGGCGCTGATAAACTTACCGTTTGTCATATGGGCATGATCAAGGGCCTGACTGCACTAACCCCTGGTCAGTGCTACTTCTTGAGCGATGCAGATGCAGGAGAGTTCGTTGTCGATGCCCCCGTCGATGAAGGCAGTGTCTCTAAGCCCTTGTTCATTGCGCTATCTGCAACCGAAGCAATCTTCGTAAACCAGAGAGGCCAGTTGCTATAATGGGTTACTCAACTTTACCCGTAGCACAAGATGGTGGGGGCGCAGGGCTTAGTCAAGATCCTGTTACTATCACCTGTGGGGATAGTACTAGCTGGAATACTGGAAGTTCTTTCACTCTATTCGACGGTACTACCATTAAGTCATTTGGGACTAAGAACTTTGGCGGCACGGGCACTGATGCTGATGCAGTTGATACTGGTGGCGGGGTAGATGGTAGCGCAATGGCTGTAAGAGTAAAGACCTCTATTGACTTAGCCGAACTAGATGTAGTCGTAACAGTACTTGCAGATGCAGTAACTATTACCCCAACTGGAGCCGGGCTTGCTTTTGGCGAGTCCACTAATGGTATGGCAGTTAGCTAAAGAAAATAGAGATTGCAAAAAGGGAGCTTCGGCTCCTTTTTTTATACTTGTGTAAAGAAATGTGGTAATTTAGATAATACACATTGGAGGTTACTATGGCTATTGCACACCTATTCTTAAACCAAGGAAAAACATTCTGGTCGATTCCTAATACAGAGATCAGACTTTCTCGACAGCATCCCTGGATTACTCTTACTGATGAAGACCAAGCAGGTCTGACCAATGAGCAATTCAAGATGATTAATGACAGCCTAGCAGTTGGGACTATTGTAAGAATCAAGGAAGAATTCCTTAATGACATTAAGAAGAAGACACCAGCAGAATTCATAGTAAGCAAGAGTATCTCTGAAATCCAGAAGGGCTATATCGGGCCCTTGGTAGTTTCTAAGGATATTGAAGGTCTTGAGTCAATTAAATCAGCAGAGTCTAATAGAGATTCTCCAAGAGAAGATGTTATTAAGATGATTGACCTAGCGATGGAGAGAATCTTTAAGAGAGAGCGAGACTCTATTGCTATTGGCTTAGCCGCTAAGCTCAAGTCTCTTCCAGATGAAGAGGACGATGAGTTTGAAGATTTTGACGAAAACGATCTACTAGGATTTACGGTACAACGATGAAAATACTAAAAGCGAATCCCCACCTATTCTCTATGCTTCAAGAGCCAGCCCTCACTACTGATGGATTCAGCGATGCTGTCGTTGACGAAACAGTAGTTGAGTCTTATGGATTCTATTCTATTGATGGAGATGAAGACTCTAAGATAATGCTGGAGAGAACAATTGAGTACAACGCAGCTAGAGACAAGCTTTCTAGAACTACTGCTCAGGTATCAAATTATCCAACCATAGTCACTGCTACAACAGACTACACCACAAACACTCAAATACCATTAGACGCTTTAACCACAATAGAAATTACTGGTTACTCTTTCGGGGCAGATGTCGAAGATGTAATCATCTACGCCATTCCCACAGCTCCTGCGACCTATAATGGCAAGCCTCTATTCGATGTGAAGTATTCATGCACTGTTGTCTCATCTTCTGACCTGGATGACCCTGAGGGTGGTGATGCAGAAATTGTTGTGACCGTCCACTTAAGCAGCAAAGAGCGCTATAAGTCAGCTATGCCAGGACCAGTCACACTTGTTGTCATCAACAAAAAGAGAGGCCTGGAAACATTCTTTAGTGGACTAGTAGCCGTCTAATGGAAATAGTAAGCGCCTCACCCGCCAATGGTTCAGAGAACCTACCTCTCAATACACAAGTCCAAATAGTATTTGACGAAGAGATAGATATTAAAAGCGTCTCCAAGGGCGGGATTCTATTAATTACCTCAGCCTCAAAACTAGCCAAGAGAGGCCCTGGATTTGAAGAGTTTGGGATTGAGAATAAGCTAATTCTTAGTTCAGGAAGCTTTACTGGGATTGTAGAAAGCAAAATCTCCTCAGACGACTTGTTGACAGTCACTTTAACCCCGAAAACCCAGCTAGAGCCAAATAGAGAATACACTATATTGGTCGGCAAAGGTGTTACCACCAAGACGGTAGGGGAGTCTACTCCTGATATTGCTAATACCGGCACTGGAGACTTCGTTGCTAGAGGCCCCTATGCGGGTCCAGACAACACCTACGTCATAGAGATAGTTGGTGCCGGAGCTTTAGGTGCAGCCCGCTTCTCGGTCACCAGGGAGTCTGACAGCTTCACATTTCCAGATCCGTTGACAACAGATAGAAATATCCTGATCGAACACGGCTTATCTCTAAGATTCTTGGCAGGTGTTTATGACATTGGAGATTCTTGGACCATTGAGGTTTTTGAACCCTCCTCATTAGAAGAGATTAATGAATTCAGCTTTACCACCGGCTCAGCAACATTTATTCAAGTACCAACAGAAGCTCCAAGCATAAATATTACAAAGTCTCAGATAAATGGAATTAGTCGAATAGATGGAATTGCCTCTAGTGGCAGCTCTAGCTTTGGTCTAATTGAAACACTGCCAGAAAGCAAAGCGACTGCTGTGAGCCTGAATACTAGAACCATAACATTAACCTTCAGCAAGGAACTCGACCCGGACAGAATCGATGAGGCCTCTATTAAAGTAATGATGGAGAGCTTACCGATTGATGCAGAGCTAATGAATTCTGTAGAGCTAGAGGTTTCTTCTCGAGTGGTGGGGAATAAACTAGTCCTCACCTTTATAGGATAAAATATGTCTGCAATTTTATATTTTGAAGAATGGAATGGAGAACAGGGGGAAGAGGTTGCTACCTCAAAGCAAATGGAGGCCGTGCAGTTCAAGAGTGAAGACTCCCCTGCGGTGGAAGACTATGCTACTGCTACCGCCCCTCTCACTAAGCCAAATGCTGGAGTAAATAGATCAGTAGAGAAGTATCTTAGAGTTTACTTAGAGAGTTTGGAGGGTGCTACTGCCATATCTAATCTAGAAGTATTCCACGCAGGTGGAGGCTCTCCTTCTGGCGTGGCCGTCTTCTCTAAGGTCGAGGAGGACTATGCAACCCCTCTCTCAGGTGGCAGATCTCCTGGTGGAGCGATGATCGGTGGAAAGACCAACTTGTCCTCTCACACCTCTGACAATCCTCTTGTCCTAGGCGTAGGCCCATTTGATACCGTCCTGGCGACAGTAGGCGATTTCTTGGTCCTTCAGCTGGAGGTTTATCCCTCTGCAACGATAACTGCGACGCCTACAAGATCCCTATTTCTAAGGTGGGACGAGTCATGATTGGAGACTACATCTGGCAGATATCATTTAGTCACGATCTTTCATTGGAGAGTCAGATAGCACCAGAGATTATAGTGATCAATGAATCTGAGCCGGACTTCAAGGAAGTCTGCGAAACTAACAAGAAGAACCTAACTGTAGCAATTCTTTATAGACTAGAAGACATGGAACCAATTCACGCCTTAAATCTAGAGTCTTATGAACTAAAGAAAGTCTTCCGCAGAAGAGAGCTGGATATGGCCACAAGAAGAGATAAGACCATACCTGTGATTGAGGCAGTAAAGGACGGACAGTCAATCTTCTGTTTTGCCTATCCAGACACGGTTGTATTTACACATGACAGAAAGTTTCATAGAGAGGATTGGTAATGCCTGAACTTGCCCTGAGCACAGAGGTCAATCTTTTTCCAGCTAGACCAGTAGAGAATAGGCTTATCAATATACTAGTCTCCAATGTAATAGCATTAGACGGCTCAGTATTTAATGGGCAAGTAGACTTCTTCTATACAACAAGTTTCAATCCATTCTACTCATCTGCTACTAGAGTAAGATTGATAGCTGGACAGTTTTTGTCTGATGTTCCTGACGACGCTATAAACCAGTTGATTTGGTTCTACTCAAAAGAAGCCGACCATAAGAATCTTAGTCCATGTGCAGCAGAAGAATATCCGGCAAGATATAAGTCATACAGAATGAGATGGGTAACAGCAGCAGTAGTAGTAACTTTGATTTCTGGAACCTCGATTAATGCTCGTATGCAAAAGAGGCTAGGAGACTTGTCTGTGCTCAGAGATGGGGCAGCCAAAGAATTGCTTGGCAATATGCACAGAGAATTAGAGAAGCTAGGAGAGATCTTGGAGGATGGTGGCAAATGGGGAAGAAGAATGGAGGTTGCTGTAAAGGCAGACCTACATCCTGACCGTCCAGTAATAGGAAGGCTGTGGGCGAATGAGGATGGATATGACATCTCTCCAATACCAGGAGCCAATTCAAGAGGCACTTTCAGAAGAGGTGACGGGCAAGTACAGAGGGCGCCAAAGAAAACCTTCAAGGATAGATCAGGCCCAGGCTTCAGCAATAGGGGTGGCTTTTAATGGCCAAGTATAACCCATTCCCCCTTGCTGGCGGCTCTGTAGAGATAGACTTAAGAAAGGAGCTGAATAGAACCTTCTTTGGGGCTGGCGATGAAATTCCAAAGGGCTCAATGAATATCCTAAGAAGAATGCAAAGAAAGGAGAGTCTACTCCTTCCTAATGGCATGTATAAGATGCCAACATCGAGCAGAGACCTAGTGCTTTGTGAATGTGTAACAGAAACCTTACACCATGAGCCCAATAAAGACTATCCGTGCCCCCAGTGTGCTGGTGAAGGCTACCTCTTCGATGATGAGATGGTAACAGCCTACAAAACGAATAAGTTTGAATACACAGATACAGAAAGAAATAAGCCTTGGGGTAGGAACATAATCTCAATGTCTTTCTTTTATGTTGAGTACTACAAGAACATAAGCAGATTCGATAAAATCATAGAACCCCTACATGATCTAGAGGGTAGGGTTATAAGCCCCATGTCCATTCTTCATACCCACAACATTCACATGGCTGAAGAATTTAGGTCTGATAGAGGAAGAACAGAATATTGGAGATTAGCTTGTTTCACAGACTAAAAACCCATATTTGTTATTGGAGATTATATGGATAAAGAACTCTTAAGATTCCAGATTAGCGCACATGTTAATAGGCTTAGGCTTGAACAACCTGGTGATAGCGAAAGATTGAGAACTCCTTATCCAGCAAAAGACTTAAACGAGTTCTTTCCACTACTAGCAGAAGTAATGAGATTACAGCAAAGCCAAGACGGCATTGTTGAGCCAATATTGCTGACCGAAGAGATGCCAGATATTGATGACAATATTAGCGGAGAAAGAATCACTTACAGTCTTCACAGAAGACTTCCTGGTGTTTTCGAGCAAGTTAATCAAAGTTTGGCCTCAAACGAAAGAAGAACCAGAAACAGAAAAGCGATCCTAAGGGAGATAATCCCAGATCCTGATAATCCTGGCCTGATGATTCATATCTATGGCCAAGACTATGATAACTTTGTGAATTTCATAGTTTGGGCCAGAACAAACAAGGTTGCAAATGATAGAGCTGTTTGGTTTGAAAACCTCATGGAAGAATGGAGATGGTACTTTGAGGTTTCTGGCATAAAGATGGTTTCTTTTGAAGAAAGAGGAATGGATATTAGACTCTCTCCAGAAAACAGAAAAGTAGTTGGAAGACCATTTAGGTATTTTATAAGAACTGAAAAAATAACCATAATTAGAGAAGCGGCCTTGAGAGAGATTGCAATCAATGGTTCACTTTAAAAGGAGTCAGTAATGGCTGATAGATTCCCAAATATCCCAAACACCCCCACAGAATTTGTAGATGGAAACCTGTTTCCTGATGTACGTCCTCAGGGTGCTGTAGTAGCTGTAGTCGGCTCTGCTATTAGAGGCCCTTCGCGGGTAACTTCCGCAGTACTAAGCGAAAGCGCAGGCCTAACTAGATTCGGCAACCAGGGCTCATTGGCTCGTGGTCTTTCTGAGGTATTTCAGGGAGGAACTTCAAACACTGTAGGTGTGAGAATGTTCTCGACTGCCGGAAAGATCGAGCATATCGGAGACGTCTCTGGTGCATTTGGCCTAACTCTGGAGACCACCGTAGAGGGCTCAGACTCTCTTTCTCAGTACTCTGCAATTTACTCTTCACAGACTGACCGCCTAAGAGTCTTCAATGTCTCTTCTGGAGCCTTAGTCCTAGACAAGACCGGAGACTTGGTTGACCTAGATCTTGGTGAGGTAATCGTCTATGGTTCTGGAGAGAACGCAGACGGCGACGCTCAGCTTTTCGGTTCAATCGGAAAGCGAATCCCAGTACTTCCTGATGAAACCCTACAGAAGGCAACTCTGGCTGCTGGAGGCGCAACCATCGCTCTAGTCGCTGCCGTTGGCCTAAACATTGGCCGCCTAGGTTATCTTGGTGCTCAGACTCCTATTGCCGTCCAGCTTCTAAACGAAGACGGTGATGCTCTTGCTGAGAGCAGAGTTGCTGGAGTTAACGTAACTACTGGAGTTGTAACTCTTAGCCCTGCCATTGATGGCGCATGGGGTGATGACTCAGAGGATGATGGTGCTCGTGAGCACTCAGTACGCTTTGTCTCTCTCTATCAGGCAGAGCGACTGGATAAGGTTCTTCTTGGCCGCCTTGCCCTTGGGGCCAATAGTGGCCCTGAGCTGCTGGTCTCTCCAGGTTCTGACTTCAATGGCCTTCCACTTGTGACTAATGCCTCTGGTGTTCGCGTAGATTCTTCACTGCCTGAGGTAGAGCCTCACGCAATGAATAAGTACGAAGCTCTTATTGAGGCACAGGATGTACTCGAGTCTGCAAGAATTGATGCTCTGGTTGTTCTAGACGTCTTTGCCGACAGCCCAGGTCTTGATGGACAGACCGTAGGAGAAACTGCACTTCCCATTGATGGAGATACCGGGCTTCTTGGCGAGAGCATTGGTGGAGACGCCCTAGTTACAGAGCTAACCTCAGCCACTGTTCTCGGCTCAGCTGATCGAGTAGCTATCGAAACTTCGACTCAGGCTGAACGAGTTGTACTATCAAGTGGCCTTCTGGTTGCTGGTCGTGGCTCCTCTTGGATTGTCTTTGACGAGCCCAAGGGAGCTGCATTTGCCTCTGATGTCGAAACCGATGAAATTGTCCGCACCGCCAGAATCTTAAACTGGGAAAATGTTGGTGATGCTGAGGTTTCTACTGTGACTGCCGTAGCAGATGTAGCAGGAAATCTAGGAGCGCAGAACTTTAGGTTCGATGATGGTACTAACGCCTACTATGTCTGGTATCAGACAATCGGAGACGTAGACCCCGCAGTTGCAGCTCACACTGGGATTGAGGTTTCTATTGCAGAAGGGGCTCTTGCTCCAGCAGTGGCAACAGCTACTCGCCTAGCCATCCTTGCTTCTCCTGCCAAGGTGGACGTCACAGTTTTGGGTGCCGTGCTGACCATCACAAACTCTGATGTCGCCAATGTTGTGGCAGTGGACGCTGGAACTTCTGGATTTGCAGTGGCAACCGTCACAGTCGGAACAGAACCAAAACTACTACTGCATTTTGACAGAGATGTCACCTTTAGTGGTTACGCTTCTGGTCTAGTGGAGGGCTCCAATAGCCCTTCATTCAGTATCTACAATAGTAGCCTCCTGTTCTTCTACCGGAACTTTCTCAAGGATGGTGTTGTTAAGCACTGTTGGTACACCTCTAAGTATGATCCAGAAGGCAACCAGTTTCATGAAGTCAACTTCGCATACAGACTTGGTGCTGTTTGCCACTCACTGACCGAATCAGAGACTCCTGTCTTGGGCTACATTGGCGTACGCGAGCCAACAAACCTCTTTCGCAAGAAGGACGTTGATTCTTGGATTGGCAATGCTCCTCTATATGACCAGGAAGGCAATGTAGTTCGAAACGGCACTGGTCTTCTTGGTAACAAGTTCATTGCAGGCCGTGGACTAGATGGTAACTTTGATGTTGCGAGCCAGTTCTCTCCTGGCTTCAAGCAGACCGTTAGTGGCGAGCTTGATGACGAAGTTGTTGTTCTAGACCCCAATGAGTTCGAGGTGGACCTTGGCAAGCACATTAGCATCGTGTCAAGCTGGGTTATCGTAACAAATGCTTGGACTGCATCACAGGCCAGCCGAGTTGGTCGCAAGACTTCTGCTGCTCCTCTGTATGCTGGGCTTGCAAACTCTCTTGCCCCTTGGAGTGCAACAACTCAGAAGTCAATTGGTCGCGGTGGCGCTAGAGTCCCCACTGTTATCGGGAAGGCTAAGGTCAATGCTCTTTCAGGAGCCCGCTATGTTGTTCTTACCCAGGACAACCTAGGCAATACAGTAGTAGTAGATGGACCAACTGCCGCTCTACCCAGTTCTGACTTCACCAGAAACATGTCAATGAGACTTCTTTCTGAGATGATTAGAAATGTTAGAGATGCTGGTCGTCCATTCCTCGGTGAGCCTCTTGGGCCATTGCAGAAGTCTGCTCTTGAGAC